CCATCATCCTTGCCTGTACCTCTCCCATAACCTCGACATTTTGGAAAAGCTGTGGTACTGATGGGCCATATAAGCCTTTAAGCGGGCCACGCTCCGGGCCAACACGCGCCACCAACCTGCCGTTGTCCGGTCTTTGGAATGACCTGGGTACTGTTTTACCTTTGCCGCGCTTGATTGCCACGAAAATCCCGTGGGCATTCTTGCGAGCCCGGTATTTCTTTGCCGGCTCAAATGGGCCTTTGATTTCAATTCGTGTCTCCGTACCGCCTATATCCGCTTTGATGTTAGCGCGGTTCTTTATGTCCCCAGCTTTGATAGTGTATATCTCTCTTATGCGCTTAGCTGCAAGCGTTCTGCCCGCAGTAGCTGCCCTGCGCTGGGCCGACATGATAGCCGGTATAATCTTTTGCCCTGAGATACTGCCAATGGCTCTTTCTATCGCCCTGGCGCTAATCTCATTCAGTTCAACTTCAAACACAGCCATCACCTCTCGTGCGCGTGCAGTTCAATCGACAGCATTCCCATATCGTCAGCAACACTATTGACAAAGAACGGCGTGCCATCTAGCGAGAATACCTGGCCTTCCACCGGCGTTTCCGGCAGGTCTGCTTTACGACAGTGCACCATTACCTCAACACCGGATATGCCATTGTATTCGTCATAATACCGGCCTGTGATGAAACGCTCTTGAGATGTCGGAGATTGCACAACAGCCCGGCAAACGATTCCGTTTAAGTCATGCTCGTCCGCGAATTCGTCGGCATTGATAAAAACGTCGGTCAGGTCTTTTGCCACCATCTCCTTGAAGGTGCTCATTTTTTGCCGCCCTTTTTGCCGCCCTTCTTGACACCTGCCGTGGGGTCAACCGGTGGCAAATCTTTCACAGTTTCTTCCCCTGCGTCATCGTCAGCATCATCGTCAGCGTCCACAGGGTCAACCTGCGGTGCCTTCGGTTCTTCCGGCACAGGTTCTTCCGGTTCTGCTGCAGTCTCCTTCAAGAGCGTAGCAACGCCCAGGCGAACAAAGCGTTCAGCAATCTCTTTTTCCACGTCTGCAGTCTGATTAAGCTTGTAGAGCTTCTTTCCGCATGTAATCATGCCTTTTGTTACTAAAATCTTCATGGCCATCACGCTTTCGTCTTAATGTAAGCCCAATCGTCGGTGAATTCCGGAGCCAGCAAGAACCGGCTGTAAACCGTCAAGCTCATCGTGTTTGCTGCCTTGGATGCTACATATTTCGGTACATACAGACCGGAATACGTCTCAAAGCCGTTTTCTGCATCGTCGATGAGATTGACAGCGCCATGGAGCTGGCGGCCACGTCCCGGAATACCGATGATTACATCATTATCGCCCAGGAAAGGAACTACCTGTCCTGCATCGTTGGTGTAGGTTTCCATGTAGGAATATACTTCCAGATTCAGGCTATGGATAACGCCGATACGCATAACCTGTGGCGAAGTGATACGCGGCTGAATGCTCATGAGGGACAGGTTATTGTTATTCGGAATAGCCAGCCACTTCATGATTTCCGTGTTGTTCATAAGATAATCCGCGATATTCTTACCGCAAATCATCACCGTGGGGACAACGCCAGCGTTTTCCTGGATAGTTTCGGATGCGTTCTTGATGTCCGAGTAAATCGTAGCTCCTGCCTGATCCCAATCGACATCCGGCGTGATGCTCTGATTCCAGTCAAAGCTGATTGTAGCCTGCTTTTCGGTTACACCGTCATCAGCATAGCCTTTGATGGTGTAGGAACCCGTGGTGAGGATTTCTGCTGCCATCTGATTCTTGCGGTTCAGAATCATGGCCTGCAGTTCTTTCAAATCTGCTGCCTGAATCTCAGCCGCCCGCTGAGCTGCCGTTTTGCTCGTGTAGATGTTCTCGCCAAAGCCACGCTGTTCGATGTCAGCTGGGTTTACCGTGCGACGTGGTGCGACCATCGGCGGCTCATAGATGTTGATGTTGGAACCTTCGCGACTCACGTTTACGCCATGCACTTCGCCGTCAACAACGAACGGAGCAAGGCGACGACCACCCTTGCGATATTCGACCATAATTTTGCTAGTCACGGCGGGTGTAGGGATGTTCGGAAAAAATGTGTCTACCAACGTGGTAGCAGGAGCTTTGAAACGCTCCATCGCCTGCATAAGAGATACAGTGTCTTTCATGTTAATGGCCATAATCTTTAGCCTCCTTCTTTACTTCAAGCTGGACAACAGAATGCCCACGCCGCGCAGTTCTTCTTCATGCCCCGTAACCGTATCGCCGGTGCTGGCAATGAGCTTTTCGCGATTGAAAAATCCACGCGTGTAAACCGTGCCTACCGCATCTGCTGCGCTGGCATCCACATCTTCTTTGGCAATGTATACAGCCACACCAGCAGGTACAGCGTCCTGTGCTTCGATATTGTGCTCTGCATCTGCTTCCACGGCCGCAATAGCTGCCGGCGTGGCGATAACCTTGCCCGTACCTGCGTCAATGCTCAAAAGAGCGCCGCGCTTGACATTGGTACCACTCTTGAAGGTCACATTCTTAGTCATCATTGCGACCTCGGGGCCGGCGATGAGTTCATCATAGGCTACGCCGGTCATGGTTTCTAAACTAGCCATAATCTTTTGCCTCCTTACTTGCCATTAGCAATGTTCACAATCTCATCAATGGCAGCCTGCTTTTCATCTGCAGTAGGTGCGCCAGCCGTTACGCCCTCAGCGCCGGACTGCATGTTGTCCTCGATGATGTTCTTAATAGCCGTCACAGCGTTATCCTTCGGTTCTTTTTTGCGAGCCTCAGTAACAGCATCAATGTAGGGCTTGATTTCATCAGCTGTCTGGCCGTTTGCTTTTGCCGTGTTGATAATGCCGTCAACAACCTTGTCACCAGTCAGCATGGCCTCCAAGTTACAGATGCGGCTGCGTTCTGCCTTTACAGCATCCTCGACGGACTGAGTTGCCACCGGCTCTGCTGCTTTTTCGGTGATACCCAACTTGTCAGCAATTTTCTGCAAGAGGGTTGTGGTTTCCTGATTTTCCATAGTCTTTTTTCCTCCTTTTGGCTTTGTGGTGGTATGATTTGTCGGTGTCTGACGCCGATTCAAAATCTCTTTCACCTTGTCGCCATGTTTGAACTTCGCCAAATCGCACGACACACTATTCATAATCAGCATATTGCCGCTTATGTTGTCTTCGATGGGCGTTTCCTGGTCAATGGCATCTACAAAACCATAATCAAGAGCTTCCTGAGCTGTGAGCCAGGTTTCTGCATCCATCATAGCCTTAATGTCATCTGCCTTCGTCTTGCCGCCCGTGCGCTTCAGGTACACATTCACGATGGTATCTCGCACAGTATCCAGCGTGTCAGCAGTCTTGCGCATCTCCTCCGCATTGCCCCAAGCAATAGTCAGCGGATTATGTATCATGAATAAGGCATTTGCCGGCATGATAACCGTATCGCCTGCACATGTGACGATTGTCGCCGCACTGGCGCTCAATCCGTCAATCTTGACTGTGACCGCCCCAGGATAATCACGAAGTTTGTTATAAATCGCCTGTGCCGCGAATACATCACCGCCTGGGCTGTTAATCCGCAAGGTTAAGGGCTTGCCGCCCAGCGCCGCTAATGCATCCGCAAATTGTTTCGGTGCAGTGTCGTCATTGAACCACTGTTCAGACACGATTTCCCCATAAATCAGGAGTTCGGCGGTTTCCTCCTCGGCTTTGTTCGTCACCTTCCAAAATTTCGTCATCGTTGTCGGTGCCGTCGTCTTTTTGTTGCTCATCCTTTTCACCTCCTTTCTCGCCAGTCGCATCAGGCAGGCCAAGGCTTTCCCGCAAGGCTTTTTCATATGCCGCCTGTTGCAAGTTTTCCTCGTAATCCGAGCCGGTCATTTCTGCCGCTTCACGTTCGCCGGTGCTAAGTCCGGATTGTACACGGAGAATTGAACCATTCACATCTTTTACGGGGTCAAGTATGCTCATTGTCGGCCCGAACCATTCCGCATTACACCATGCTTTTCGTATAGCCGGGTCGTCAAAGAATCCAGGGCAATCAATGCGGCCTAATGCCACCGCCTCAGCTAACCACACTTCATACACTGGCTGGCAGAAATCACGAGCGAACCACACCCGTCTTTGCTTATATTCATCCCAGGCTTGCAGCAGCGCCGCTCGACTGGCTGAATAACTGGAAGTAAAGTGCTTCATCAGCACTTCATAGGGTTGCCCCAGTGCCGCGCCCGTCTGCTTTACCAGCTCCTGGACGAATATGCCGAAAGTGCTCTGCGCATTGCTGGCATCCAGAGCTTTGACATCTACGCCTTGCGGCAATGCGTTGAGCGTTCCAGGGCCTAACGCATATTCATTGACATTCACTACCGGTTCATTCGGATCGCCTTGATACGAACTTGCTCCGAGCATAGAATTTAGGTCACTGCCAGCCGTCGAACTCGTGAAGAACAGTGCAAAGAACGTCTTGACGATGGCGCTGGCCAGCTCAGCCGTAGTATAACGGCTTGTCTGTTTCAGCGTTTCAAGCACCGGTGCCAAATACGGCACGCCACGATACTGGTCAGCCCGTGTATCATGGCAAATCTGCAGGATATTTGGCAGGCCCGTGTGGTCGCCATAGGCTTTGACGCGCTGCCATTCGGTGACTCCTGTCAAGTCCACGCGGTCAAACGGCACCTTGTTTGATACCCAGTAGGCGACAATAGCGCCCGTTTTGTCCACTTCCACCCCTGAAACAATGCGGTTTCCCTTGGTAGGGGCGTTCATTTCTATCTGCGAAACAGTGGTAAAACCACCGCTCAGCGGATTGCTTACCCGGTTCGCTTCCAAAAGCTGGATGCGTAGAGAGTACGGATTGCTCACGTCCGGCAGTTTCCGTCTGAACAGGGCGAACGCATCGCCGTCCGTCATGTAGGACAAGTATGCGATATGCTGCAGGTCATAAAAGTTATTGCGACGATATATGTCACAGTGCTTCGATGCCGCCCACAGCTCAAATTCGGCCCGTGTTTTCTTAATCCACTGCCGCGCTTCTTTCACGCTTATGCCCAGCTCGCTGAATTTTGGGCGAGGGAACAACGTCAATCCCGTTCCGACTGCATGTGTCACGCTTGTATTCAATGCCGCTGCGCCGATGGGCGTGTTAATGGCCAAATCTGCTGCACGATTCCGCAGTGTATCGGCGTTCCAGTCAATATCCGACTTTGAAGACGATTTGACTGGGTTCCAGCTTTTCAGAATGTTTGACTTATGCGATGCCCCGCCCTCTGAATAGCCTGTATTTTTGATTTCAGGGCGTTCCCTGCTCTTGATTTTCCGCTTTTTACGGCTCACTTTCTCAACCTCCGTCCACGAACACTACCCGCTTGCTCATCCCCAGCCCCACAGGCTGCTCATCATCGATAACTGCGCCGCCCGCAATCAAGCTGTCGATTGCCGCCCTGATGCTCGATAAATTCGCTCTGGTCAGCGTTCTATTGCCGATTGTGTAAGATTGACCGGTCAAAACCGCCTTTTCAGCTTCTAAATACAGCTTTAGGCGCTCATTTTGCATTGCACTTGCCATCTTTTCACCACTCTTTCATGTGTCCAAATCGGACACGTTCGCATAAGAAAAGGGCAATGCGTTTTTACACATTGCCCTAGTAGGTTTACCAAATATTCGTTTGCCGTGACGACCGGCGCGAACTGCCTTTTATCCGCATCGGTTCGGCAGTTTTCTTTTCGACAGGCTTTTCTTCCCGTTTCTGAGGCTGCCCATTGACCGCCTCATACATTCGCTCCCAGTCTGGGCGAATCGACTGCATACATGCAATGTTGTATACCCGCAAGTCGAGAGGCTCGTTTCTTACGCCCTGCACCTGCTCCCATGTCGTGGTGATGATGCCGTTCTTCTTGACCTTCTTTTTCTGCTCTGAAATAAGCCCTTTGAAGTAAATCTGGTTATATCCACGGATTTCCATTCCCTTGTCACCGTCCAGCGGGAAATGAAAATACTGCTCGCCCGGTTCCGTGATGGAAAGGCGGTTCATAACCTGCTGCTTCCCTTCGTCTACACCCAGCATCTGCAATGGTATTGGTATCTTCTTGCCATGTGTCAGCTTATGAAGTAGCTGCAGACCTGGGCCAGCCTGCCCTTTTATCGGGACACGCCCTTTATTCCAGTTTTTTATGCAGTAATTATACACGTCGGTCGTGTAGTGACCGCCTGAGTCGATGAACGTGCGGACAACCTGCAGTCCTGTGCCATCCGGTAGGTAGTAAGTGCGGTCAAGGACTGCATCCAGCGCTTTCCACGTCTTTGCTTTGTCCGGCGTACCGAGAACTTCGCCTTTGCTTATGCCCCAGCACTCCTCAGCCATGCCCCAGCCACAAATTTCATACTCAAGACGATTATCCTGTGTATCGACTGCGGCAGTTAGCATCAAAACGCCGTTCGGCAAATCAGCTCCGTATTGTTCGCGACGGCGAACAAACTGCATTTCGTCTTCAAAAGCGCCGCGCTGCCGGTACGGCTCCCCAAAGCGCGTATTGACCACTACCTGTTCACGCGTGGGGTCGCCCTTGGCTTCCAGCCATTCCCGCATGATTTCTGCCCATGACAGCCATGGACTGGAAAAGGAATTCACGAAAAAAGACCGGATGCCATTCTTGATAGCTTCCGGGTTCATTGCCGTGTATTTTGACGGGGCGTTCTTGATTTCCCGTTCCTGGAATGTATGGCCACAGTCAGGGCATACCCATTGCACACCGCTGACAACCACCATCAGCCGGCCTTGGCTGTCCTTGTGCTCAGTATAATCGGCTTTCATGTCGATATAGCGCAAAGTGTGGTACTCGCCACAGTTTGGGCACTCATACTGCCATTCCTCCTGTGTCCCAGCCAGATACTCCTTCTCGATGCGGCTGCTGCCCTCGTTGGTGGGCGTAGAAAACAGCCCCATGACTCGGTTCCAAAACGTTGTCATACGTTTTGCGGCCAAATCTACCGGATCGCCCTCACCGCCTGCCGAATCCGGAAAGCGGTCAACTTCATCTGCCAGCAATATTCGTACTGGTCGCGATGCAAGACCTGCAGGAGAATTCGCGCCGCACATAATCAGACGACCGCCAGGGAAGATTTTGGACAAAATCGTGTTATTGCCGTCATTCTGCTTGCCCGGTTTCGTGTCCTTGTCCTTGACGGTATAAAACAGGTTCGTTAAAACCGTTGTGTCTCGCAGCATAGGTGCGATTCGGCTCTTTGAGAAATCTATGGCCATTTCTATCGTCGGCTGAATCATCATGATTGTGCAGGGGTCAAGATGGGCGAAACGGCCTATGATGTTGTTCATCAAGTCGGATTTGCCCACCTGCGAACTGCTCATAACCACTACACGACTGATTCCCGTCTGTGTGAATGCATCCATGATGTCTTTTTGGTATGGGGCGCGGCTCGTTTTCCACCGCCCTGGCTCTGCTGAGTTGTTGGACAGGATGCGGTAATCATCCGCCCACTGGCTGACCGATGTTTTCGGCAGTGGTTTCAGCCCTTTCCGCGAAACATACCGCCACAAATCAATCGCCGTCTTCATCCGCAGCCGCCTCCTCTTCGATTTCTTCGTGAGTAAACAGCTCCGGCGTGTACTCGCTCAATTCTCCCAGCTTATCCTCGATTTCCTTGGTCATAATGCTGTAAATCTCGCCTTTGCTCTTTTCTTCGAGCTGGGGAGCCAATTTTGACGGCAGTCCCAGCAACTGAGTCCGCAGGTTTGACAGCATTTCCGTCATGACCATTTCCACGGTACGGGCGTCATAAGCCCGTGCCTCTGCTTTTGCCAGCTTCAATTCGGCCAGTTCACGCTTGACTTTCTCGTGTCTGGCCTTCTCAGCCATCAAATCAAGGCTATCCTCGCCATCTTCTGACGATACAGGCCCTTTGAGCCGGTCATAATTCCGTGCGCTTTCGAGCAGAAACACACCACCACGAGCGTCTTTATCGTCGCGAATCACCACACCTTCTTTGATAAGCTGGCTGATTCGTCCTGTTGTCAGTCCTACAGCTTTGGCAAAATTCGACTGAGACACGGTAATTTTCCGTGGATCACCTGATACTTTCATTGGCCCCTCCTTTCTGTCGATTCGCTAAACATTTTCGACCAATTTTTGACGCACCAAATTTTTGGACGTTAGATAAGTATTGTTTTCAGTCAGTAGACTTTCGTTTACTTACTTAGCAATAAAAAATTTTTATGTGCAGACAAATTCCGGGCGCCGAGGGACGCGCGGCTCTTCGCTCCGGCTGAAAGAACCTATGCCCTTGCTACCTCACGCGCCTTATGTCCGTAGTGATGTGCTTGCCACCCTGCTTGCGGCATCCAGACCGATAAGCAGAATGCATAAGCGCCGCCGCCCGCTTGGCTGACACCCTCCGGAACGACCGGCACTGCCGACGCACATAGTACACTTCATGCTTCACGCACAACTGACTCTCGTTGTACTCGCAGTCTTCGTTGTCGCAGTAGACCTTCAACCACCACTCACCACCTTGCTTCTGCGCATACGAAAAGAGAGCGCCAGCCTTAGCCAACGCTCTCTTGCCGAACTTCTATTTCTTTCATGGGTGAAATCCATGCCGCCAAATAGCTACACTTTTTCCATGTGTCTATTATATCACAGTTTTTTCACAAAGAAATTGCATCTTTTTTGCACCGGTAAATTTCACTGAGTCAAATCGCTTCCGCCCCGTACAAGACTATACTCATCTGGCGAATCAGTCTCTTTCTATTCCGCCATATCGTAGTCTTATCACAGTTCAACACCTCTGCGATATCCTCCAGTTGTCTTTCTTCCAAGTAGGTCATTGTGATTATTTTATAATACGGGTCAGCCTTCACGTAGTTTATCGCGATATCCATTTCCTCCACGTTTTTGGAATCTCGATAAAGTTTTTCGGTCAAAGCAAATATCTTTTCTTGCCGCAGTTCTTCCAAATCCCGTTCCGGAGCTTTCCCACTGTTTGACTGAAACATGATAATGTCCGCAGACTTTCCCATATCCTCATGTGCTATGTCTTTGATATCTGCTTTGTATCTCTGAATATTTGCTTTCAAAGTCGGATACGCTCGCAGACGTCTTTCAGTGGCTTGATAGAATCCCTTGTTTTGTTTTTTTCCTTCTCCGATAAGCTTACGCCCAGTTTTCTCGATGATGTCTAAAATCTGCTTTAAGTCCTTTTCCGACAATGCCATTTACTTTTCCCTCCGATACGTCCCGAAAAATTTGGCTGTTTCTTCACGGCGCTATCGGCTCTATCAATATTTTACTATTATATAGAAGAATTGTCGAACCTTTGAAGTAAAGATTAGCATATTTATTCAAGTTTTAGTTTACCTTGTCAATGATTTTTGCTAAACATTTTTTGCCCGCAGACTCTTGTTTTTCTGTTTTTGAATCTTCCTCCGCCTTCTGCGCTTAAAGATATGTTTCCATGGCTGGATGCGGAATATCAACCGCTTAATCGTCAAATGTAACTGTGGTGTCCGTTTCATTGCAATATTTACACCTCACGAATGCCCATTTCTCATTTATATCCGTCTTATAGTCTGCCCCACAATTATGGCAAGTTACATTGCCACGTCTCCAACCTTGCGA